CGTTAGCCGTCTTGTCAGCGCCGACTTCTCCGTGCAGCGCCTTCTGCAAATCAATCATCAGGTCATACCATGTGGACCCTTGCCATTGTTCATACTCAACAGCCGCAACAGCGGCGGCTTCGATCTTCCGCAGGCGTTCAAGTTCTTCGTCCTGAGCGTGCAGCACGCTACGCGCAAACGAAACATGGTCAAAACTCATGTGGTCAAAACTCCAACATGGCTTTGCAAGTTCATCCAGTGCTTCAGCGCGCTGTATATCGGCCACCAGCATGTCAAAGCCCTTCTTGTACGGGTTGTGTCCGTTGATATTCATGTCTCATCCTCAAAGAAAATTGGCATCCCGCAGTAGCCGCATTTGTTGAAATCAATCTCTTCCATCGTGTGTTCTGCGCAGCAATCGCATACCGGGCCGGCTAACTCGTCGGTCAACTCGGACGCTTCGCCGCTATGCGGCTCGCGCCGGTTACCTAGATCGTTATGCCTCACGAACACCCGCCACCGCCAGTTTGGCTTCCTGCTGAATGTTTTCGTAGGCGTACTCAATTGCTTCTTCTGCACCAATCCCATACGCACGTTCCGCCCCTCGGCGCAACTGGTCTGGGGTCTGGTAGCCAGTTGCAATCCGCTTCAGTGTTGCGCGCATCCTGTTGAACTGCTCTTTCTGTTTCGGCGTCATCTTCCGTTCTCCGTGGTTGCTGTCTGAGGCATAACCAGTCAGTCAACCGGACCCGCTGAAGCGGGCCGGTTACTTCGTTCGTTAGCCCTGCTATTCAGCCATGCCAGATCGAACGCTTGCGCGGCATTCTCTGGCGTCTCTCCGAAACCGCAAACGCCCTCCTGAATGTTCTCGCCGTAGAGGGCGCACCACATATTCCCGTCCGGGTAGAGCGCTGGCTTCAATAGCACGAACGGGCGCCGCGCTTCTCGCGCGGTCTGTGCGTGCTCCTCGGCCGCTAAAGAAAAGTCACATCGAAGCCGCTCAAACGTCATCGAAATATCGAAGTTCTGCCGCACAACATCGGCAACAGCCTCACCGATATTCCCGCCGCTTATACGGCTGCGCACTGCGTCGTAAATCGCTTGGTAGCTGTCCATCTCCATCTCCTGTCAGGTGCGCCTAACTACGGCGGCGCTTGCTAGAACGGACAGTGCCGTTGCCGTCGCCGTTGCCGTAGCCGTCGCCGTAGCCGTAGCCGTAGCCGTCGCCGTAGCCGTAGCCGTCGCCGTAGCCGTCGCCGTAGCCGTTGCCGTAGCCGTTGCCGTCGCCGTAGCCGTAGCCGTCGCCGTAGCCGTTGCCGTTGCCGTAGCCGTTGCCGTAGCCGTAGCCGTAGCCGTTGCCGTAGCCGTCGCCGTCGCCGTTGCCGTAGCCGTCGCCGTAGCCGTAGCCGTAGCCGTCGCCGTAGCCGTAGCCGACTGGCCTATAAGTAGTTACAGCCCCCATGACTCGCTCACCGGAACGCAGAAGATTTCGGCATCTTCTGGAATATCCACATCGGCAATCTTGCGAAGGTCGGCCTTCTTGGTGTTCTCAACCATCCCGGCGAAGCCAACCGACTCCCACTTGAACACATGGAGTGCGCGAGACAGTTTGATTCGTCCGTTTTCGCGGGTAACGTCACCAGCAAAAATCCAGCCGCGATCTACTACGATGATTGCTCGGTTTCCATTCGGCTTAACTTGCGCTTGATCTGCGCGGATGTAGTCAATGCCATTGATGGTTACGGTTTCAGCTTGAATGTTCATTTATTTCTCCTTGGTAAAAGTTAGGGTGCGCCCCGGTTCTCAATAAATCACCATTCAGACCATAAGAAAGGAAATTTCCGGGGCGCGAATAGGTGGTCGCTAAAAAGGAATGTCGTCTTCAAAATCACCGAAGTTTCCTGCTGGCTGACTGGATGGCGCGGCGTTCTTTGGTGCTGGAGTGGGTCGGCTATCTCCATCGGATCGGCTGCCAAGCATCTGCATCGTGTCTGCGATCAGTTGCCAGCTATATTGCTTCTTGCCGTCCTTCTCGTATTCGCTGCAATCCATCTTGCCAACGAACATCACGGGGGCACCTTTCTTGAGGTATTGCCCGCAGATTTCTGCCAGCTTCTTGAACGTGGCGACCCGATACCAAGTCGTTTTTTCCTTCTTTTCGCCGTCCTTAGTCCATGACTCGGTAACGGCAACGGAAAGGTTGCACACCGCGTCACCGCTCGGCATATATCGCGTTTCGGGGTCTTGTCCAAGGTGTCCGATGATGGTTGTTTGGTGGTAGTTAGGCACTGTATTTCCTTTCAGTTTTTAATGGTCTTAATGGTTTCTGCTACAAGCTCCAAGAACTTTTCTCTACGCTCCTGAAGCCGCTTGATTTCTTCTGTGCAGTCTTTCCGGTAAAGCCTATGGACAATTAGTTGTTTCTCTTCTGGAAATTCAGAGCAATAGCTGATGAAATCAACCCAGTCGCGCCCAGTGCAATCTATGTGTCCAACCAATTGCCAACGATAAGCAGGGTCAAAACTACCGCGACAAAGAGTGGCGTAATGTGTAGAGGCAATGACTGATTTGATTTCCAAAACCCCATCATGACCAACCAATCCATCGGGCGAGTCGCCATAGCTAAAGTGGTCAAAGAATCCTCCGTTTGCTACATCGATGAAGTTTTCTTCTTCGTAAAGCATCCTGGCGACCGGCTCTTGTTCATGGCCTCGTTCTGTGTGGTCATTTGAAAATCCGATTTCAGCTTTCTGTCCGGTTATTCGCTCCAAGGCAAGTTGCAAGGCATAACGCTTGGCAGGATCACCAAACGCCTTTCCATCATTTGCCATGAAGCAAGCAAAATTGGACGCGGTAGCCTTCCCAAGACGGAGGTCCATCCATTCATCCGTGTTCTGCTCTACGTCATGGAAGATCATTGCTTTCCCTCAAAGCATTCATCAATCATCTGTTGTTGATGTTCTCTGGACATATCAACACGGGCAAGAATTGAAACCATGTTCCCGTCACGCTGATATGCGGCTTTTGCGCTAGCCCATGCTTTAGCGTTCTCCGGGGTAAGAATTTTTTTCTCTGGAGCGTGAGGGCTAATACGCAATCCCTCTACCGTTTCCCTTCCAAATCGGACGTTATGATCGACATAAACGGTAATCTTGATCTGCTTCCAGTCGTCAATAAACGGTGATCCTGTGAGGGCCTTCATCGTTTTGCTATTGGAAGCGTTCAGAATCATCGGCTTCAGCTTTTCCCCTGCGCGGATTTCTTTTTCTATGAAGTGCGCCGTGTTAAACAGGTCTTTGGTTTTCTTTGTTTTGTCGCCTTCCAAGGTGACATGGCTAACCGTCAGTACAGTCGGCTCTACAATGTCTGCGCTGCTCAGATAAGGTGAATCAAAAGCCTTCCGGTAATGCGTCTTGTCAGTCACTTCAATTCCTTTCTGGCGGGACTCTGCCGCCATGTGTTTAAAAGCCGTTTTCGCGTTGTTCCTTGCGCCGGATGTCGGCTAGTTCTGCCATTCGCCCTGCGTAACCTTCACGCTTGTGTGGCTCCATATCGCGTTCCTCTTCTTCTCGCTCTTTGGCCTCTTGCCACAACCGCTTAAAGTCATCGGGGTTCATACCGTCACCCCTACCCAAGCCGTGATGATGATGATTGCCAGGACAGCAATCCCGGCTCCAAGCGCCTCGCAAAACGCGGGAATCCACACTTCATCCGTGTGCGAGTGTTCGTAGTCGTAATCTTTCATGCGACCTCCCTCATAGGATGAGTGGATAGGATTTCGCGCAAACGAGCTTTTTGCGCATCCCGCGCAGCATCCCACGCAGCAGCCCCCGCAGCCCCCGCAGCAGCCCCCGCAGCCCACGCAGCAGCCCGCGCAGCAGCCCCCGCAGCATCCCACGCAGCAGCCCCCGCAGCCCACGCAGCAGCCCGCGCAGCATCCCGCGCAGCATCCCACGCAGCAGCCCCCGCAGCCCACGCAGCAGCCCGCGCAGCAGCCAATTCCTCATCAGTTGCTAGGCCATTCGCATGTCGATCTGCTACATCAAGCGAGTCAAGGCTGCGTTGATCCTTCATTAGGTGCTGTACTTGTTTAGCGCACCAGACTGCATATAGACGCCATAGGTTGTTGTGTTCAGGAACGGTACGCAGACACCACAACGCGTCGTCTAGTCCGTTGCTATCAAGAATAGTTAGCAAGGGGAGTGGGTCATCGTCTGCTTTTGTTTTCCTGAGGTGCTTTAGCAGTTTTAACCAGCCTTCTTCGCAAGGTGATTCGTTCCTAATCTTGTTCAGTGTTGTGCAGATCATGCGACCTCCCGTTTCGTTAAAGTGGGCAAGCCATAGGGCTTGATGGGTGGGAATGTTTCGATCAGGACGTCCTTCGGGGCTTCCCAAGAACCTCCAGCGATGAATTCAGGGGCATCTATCGGACCGCCTGAAATCAGATCCACAGGTACTCGGAGATTGCGAGTGATGAGCAATTTGTCCTTGTGACCCCATATGGATTCGCAGCCGGTTTTCATGCTGCACACACGCTTTCTTCCTCGTACTGCTCAAGGAGGGTTGCGGGGATGAAGCCGACCAGCATCCAGCCTGAATCCGGGCGGATGAAGCGGGGGCGACACCAGCAGAACATTTCGCCGTTGCAGTACAGCCGGTCCTCTGGCATGTGCGGGATTTCAACGGCATCGCGGAGAGCTTCGAGCCAGCTCATGCTGGGCTCCTCATCCGGCCAGCCGCGTAGTCGGCAGCAAGGCCCTTGGATTCGATTGCAGAGGGAGCATGTCGGCAGATGTCCCGGGCGTAGCCGAACTCCTTGGGCTGGCACAGCTTCAGACATTCAGCGTTGAGGCGATCCAGCTTGTCATCCGACATCAGGGTGATGACATCCACGCCTTTGACGATGACAAACTCGGTGACGAAGTATTCATCCTCGCCGGGCTCGTTGCCGTGGTCGCCGATCACTTCAACCGGGACACACTCGAAATTCAGCTTAAATTCGCGGTAGGACATCTGCTCTCTCCTTTGGCTGATTCGTCAGCCGTTAGAGAGATTATTCGACAAGTCGAAACAAAAAGCAATGGGAAATTTCGATAAAACGAAAATATATTTTTCGACTGTCGGAAATGTGAACGAAAAAAAGCCCGCCGAATACTTGGCGGGCTCAACAACTATCCCCTTTTTCAAGTTCAGTGAGGGTTGATGGGCTTTTAAGGCCAGCCTGACGGCGCAGTTCGGCCTTTTTCCACCCCTTTTCTTCTCTGGCTGCGATGAGCCGTTCGGCAAGTGTTTTCATTGTCGAATCATTTCATGCTTGCAATTTGACAAGGCGAAGGCTAAACTTTCGACTAATCGAAAGGATTCGCACATGGACTGGAACAAAATCGTCACCGAAATCAAGGACACAGGGATGACCCAGGCACAGGTGGCTGAGGCCATCGATGTTGCTTCCGGAACACTCTCTGAGCTTTGTAGCGGGAAGATCACCGAACCCAAATGGTCGAAGGGGGACGCGCTCCTGGCACTCCACCGCGACCGTTGTCTTTCCCCGAAGGCTGCCTAAGCCATGAATGCGTTTCGTGTTCATGGCTCAAATTTTTGCCCGGCGATGCCGCGCAACGCCACGCAAATGATTTGAGGAGCATTGCGAAATGGCCCAACAATCCCTGATTCAGCACGCCGTTTCCCCTGAAGAGATCGCCCGCAAGCGCACCCTCGGCATAGCGATTGAGTACTGCGCCGAGCTTCAGGGATTGAGCTACGACAAGGAACTTGAAGGGGCCATGAAGGAATCTGGGTGCCCAGTCGACAAGACCCAGCTTTCCCGCTGGCAGTCAGGCCAAGAGGGTATCAAATGGGAAAAACTCGAAGCCGTGATGGATGTCTGCGGCAACGATGCGCCACTTTTCTGGATGCTGCACCAGCGGGGCTATGACCTCCACTCTCTGCGCAAGCGGGAGACCGAGACCGAGCGTGAAAACCGCTTCCTTCGTGAAGAAAACGCAGCCCTTCGGCGCGTTCTGTCCAAGGACGCGGTATGACAGCAGCCCTCTACCGCGAATTCCCCCTTCGCTCCCCCTCTACCTGGGCAGCCCTGACTGCATTTGTCAAGGCCAACTATGCGGCGGTGATGGCCCGGGGCGGGCTCCTGCGCGTGATCGTGACCGAGGAAGAGAAGCAGCGGACCAAAGAGCAGAACCGATTCTTCCACGGCCCGGTACTGGATGCCATCGCCGATCAGGCATGGTGGGACGGGAGGCAGTACCCAAAGGAATTCTGGAAGGAGTATTTCCGGCGCCGGTACCTGCTGAAGGACGAATACCAGACCCCGGACGGAGAAATCATCCAGGTGTATTGGAGCACCGCCGATCTGAACGTCAGCCAGATGACCGAGTTTCTGAACAAGGTTCAGGCCGAGTCGGCCAGCGAGTGGGGAGTGGAGTTTCAATGACCTTCCGCTCTCGCAAGCTCCTCGATCTGGCCCACCAGGTACATGAGTGCCAGATTCAAATCCCCGGTGTCTGCGAGGGCTTCTCTGCCCATGGCTGCGAACCCGCCCACAGCAATCAGCAGATCCATGGCAAGGGCATGGGCCACAAAGCCGAGGATTGCTACCACGCCGCCGGCTGCCACTCCTGCCACGCAGAGCTGGACCAGGGCAAGAAGCTCTCCAAGGATGAGCGTCGCGAGTACATGAATGCCGGGATTCTTCGGACGCTGGCGCTGTACATCAAGAACGGCTGGCTGAAGGTGGCGGCATGACAGGCGACTGCTCAACCTGCGACCACAGCCTGGCAGCCTTCTGCACCGATCAGAAGGGACAGGTATTCCTGCATTCAGATCTTCCGCTGCCGTGCCCGGCATGGTCTCCGGCAGGCGACGCAAGGGCTGCGAACACTGCGGAATGGACGCGCAGCCGGTGCTGGCCGTTTGAGGTGGTGCAAGCATGAGGATCAACGCCACCCTCACCAGCATTGACGCCTTCCATGCCCATCAGGGCACTGGCAAAGTAGCCAATCAGCGGGCTGACATCCTCGACTTCATCAAGCGCGAGGGCGGCGACTGGTCCATTGGCGAGCTGGCAGAGGCGATGCGCCTTCAGAAATCTACGGTCTCGGCGCGGCTGAACGAAATGCTGAACGAGACTGGCGAGCTTATTGAGTACCCGAAGCGCAAGGACCGCGTGAGCGGAATCACCATCAGACCGGTCGGCCTTCCGTGGCGCGGCCAGGGGGAGTTGTTCCAATAATGGCTAGAGCCAGAAACATCAAGCCGGGCTTCTATATCAACGAAGCGCTTGCAGGTTGCTCAATCTTTGCCCGGTACATCTTCCCCGGCCTCTGGATGCATGCAGATCGAGAAGGGCGTCTTGAAGATCGTCCGTTGCGGCTGAAGGCCGCTTTGCT